CTTCGTTGTAGGAAGCTTCAGTACCACCCTGTGAGTCATAACGAGGACGCATTGCGAAAATAAGTCCTGTAGGCCCTGTCATTGGTTGAACACCACAAACGTCATAAGCAACCAAATTAGGCATTGCTCTACGAATCATGGAAATCAAAACTGGGTCTTGATACTGTATTCCACCAGATGAACTTGCTGATGGTGCAAGTGATGTCAGTGAAGTTGATGCTTCCATCAAGTTTCCACCAGATTGAGCTGCTTGCTCAGCCATGGCTTTTTCTTGGTTTTCCAAAAGAACGGCAGTAACCGCTTTTCGGTATGGGTCTTTAATCTTAGGCATGTCTGGATGGTCTAAGACCGGTGCCCACTTTTGTTGTAGTCCTTCAGCTAGATACATTTTTTATAATCTCCTAAAAATGTTATTTGTTTAAACGAGTTAATGCAGAAGCATACTTACTCATAACTGGATCAACATTTGATTCTGAACTATTTTGTTCTTCTTCAGTATTTTCCAATTCTTCTGTAATTGTTTCTGACTGCTGTTTAGGGAAATAGTTTTCCTTAATTACTTCAAGTTTCTCAGAATATTGAGACTTGTCTTCAAAATTTATACCATCAGCCAATTTACCCAGTTTTTCTTTTTCGGTATCGGCAAGGTCTTCTGAAACCTCTCTCAAAGTTTCAGCCTTTTTATACTCAGCAAGTTCTTTTTTGATGTCTACACTTGTGTTAATAGACTCATCAAGTTTTTGCTCAAGTTCTTCAACTTTCTCAAATAGATCGTCAACAAGGTCAACTTTCTCTTCTGGAATGTCAATGTAATGTTCTGTAAAAAGGTTTTTGAGTCCTGTCATGAAATCTTCCACCAATTCAGATCGGATTCCCTTTTCAACAGCTAACTCGTTCTCTTTCATCCATTCTTCAACAATATAGTTGAGATACCCATCAACTTTTTCTGTAACTGTGGACAAATGTTCTTCTTTTGCTTCAGAAAGTTCTTTTTTGTAACTTGTTTCTAATTCCTCAATCCTTTGATTGACTTCAGAAAGTACTTTAGCTGAAACTGCTGCTTCAAATATTGTGGAAGCTTTATTCTTAAACTCTTCAGAAAGATCCTCACCATTTACAATGGCTTCAATGTCTTCTTTGACATCAATTTCAAGATCCTCTTTTTTGAGTTTTTTAGACTCCATTGGCTCTTCTTCATCTTCATCATAGTCTTCTTCTTCTTCTGTAAGTGTTGAACCCATGATTTTTGAAAAAGAATCGGAAAGGTCAGACTTCTTCATGTTATTGAGTTGGTCATAAAGAGCTTTAATCATTCCGGCTTTGGTTTTGGGAACAGAAACAGCCTCTTCAACTTCTTCCTCTTCCTCATCTTCTTTAACGTCAGTCTTAGTTTCATCTAAGATCTCTCCGCCTAAAGACTCCGCAACAGCTTGTTGCTCTTCTTCCAGTTCTTCAGCCGTTTGTTCCAAAATTTCTTCAGACATTGAAAATCTCCTAATTTATTATCTGTTTGTGTGTTTATATTAATATTATTTATAATAACTTATATTTACAACTTGACGATAAAATCTTTAAAAACTTCAACAAGTACGTTTTCACGGTCTTTTCTTGAAGATTTTTCAATTTTATCTTTATATTCTTCGATCTGTGTCTCTTTAAGCAGACCGTTATTCCAAATCCACTCCTTACCTTCCATAATACCTGCCACAAAAGCGTCAGGTGCGGAGGGGTCAGCAACTATATCAGCTGCTGTTGCAAGATAAAAATCGCCTTGTACTTCTGAAATGCCATTTTTTCCTGGCTTTAAAGACCCCATACCTCTGGATGAAACTCCCAATTGAGCACCCTCATCAATAAGATTTTTTACAATCTTTCCGTATGGTGTATCTAAAATCTTAGCTCGGCCCATGAAATTTTGGTCTACTTCTTCCAATTCTTCTATCATGTGGGAAACTCTTTCCAAATTGACTGTTGGCCCGTCTGGATGTCCCAATTCACCAAAAGCTCTTTTCTTCTTGATAAACTCTGTAGTATATCGTTTTGCTTCTTTTTGAAGAATTTCTGTTGGATATATTCTTCCATTTCGATTCTTCTTATTTGCTTGCATGAAGATACCTTCAATGAAGTAGTTCTTACCACCACTCTTAGTAGCTTCTGTAAGAAATTCTACATTTGTTGCTTCTTCGCTAATTAGTTTCATGGTTCTCTCCGTTTGTTATTTTTCTTTTGCACTAGCCTGACGCATTTTAAAAGCATCTTTCATTTTCTTTTTGATTATTGGTTTCAATCTTTTTTTCCATTTACTGCCCATTTTTTGTACTTTAAGATCAGCCTTCTTCTCTATATTATTTTTTACTCCAATTGATGCCTCAGGATCTTTATATTTTCCTGCCTTATCTACTATTGCAATTGCTTTTTGTCTTACTGCTTTAGTTACTGCCTTTTCAATCTTATCCATACTAGGCGGTTTTTTCATTGACCTTTTTCTTTTTATGGCAGTAATTTTTGCTTTCTTTTTGGAGATGATTGACCGCTTTCTTCTTTGTGCGAGAGTCATTGCTTCCATAAAATCTTTAAAAGCTATCATTAGTATGAATCTCCGAATCCTGCTGCATTATGGTTATATCCAAGTTGACCATTTTTCATAAAATTAGGTAATTCAAATCCTTCCATTTTCCCTATCTCTATTCCTATCATATAAGTATCAGCTGCAGCAACACCTACCGTTGTTACAGAAACATCGCCAAGTACATTACTAGAATTTCCAGCTGCAGCTCCCATACTTATTGCTCCGATATGGTTACCTCCACCTGCATAATTTATATAACCATTCCCAGCTACCAAATATGCAATAGTTTGTTCTGCATCACTTCCATCAAAGAAAATTCTAGTATGAGCAATCCCAGCTGCTATATTCCACCAAAGCTTTCTAAGATTAATTTTTGGTGCAGCGATAGCCAGTCTTGTACTAGCATGAGTGAGTGAAGAACAAAGTCCAGAAACACCCCCTGTTAAAGTTTTTCCAGTTCCAACATCTGTCGCAGTTTCTGCAGTCCAACCTAGAGGGGTTATATCAGTAGCACTTGTAACCTTATAAGCTTTAAAAGATGTTGCCCCAGCAGTAAAATCTGTAACTCTTAGGTATATTGCTGTACTGTCATTTGTAGTTAGTACTTCTCCGATACACAAATTTGTAGTTGGTGCAGATGCCAAAGTTACAGTAGCTGAAGCATATTTCAACGTAGAAAGGTTAGCCCAGAGACTAGCAGAAAGTTGAGTAGCATCATCAGCAAGTCCAGTATGTTGTACCGAATACTTTGTGTTAGAGTCTATTATGGTATTTGTTAATTTAGTTATAGCCATTTGTTATCCTTTTAAAATCAAACTTCATTCTAGTTTGATGTTTAAGTGTTTTCATGTGCTTTTCCAAGAACCTTCATAAATGCACGTTCAGTTCTTTGGATTTGTTGAATAGTTCTATTTTTTTCTGAAGAGTTTAGCCCTTCTATATATTTAACCAAAATCTGCGATGTAAGCGGATCTATAGGTATATCTGTTCCATCATCTAAAGTAATTTCACTGTCTTTTTTAGATTTACCCGCTTTGAGTAAATCCTTCATTACATCTTCTGTGATAAACTCTCCAAAATTTAAAAGTTTGGAATTGAATTGTTGTTTTGAAATATCTTTTCCACCTTCTCTTTCTTTTTTACGTTGCAACAATTTTTCCTTAGTTTTTGCTGCTTTTGCTTTTTCAGCTGGTGTAGGGCCTTTCTTTGCAACTTTACTCCTACGTTCCAATTCCTTATTATAATCTTTTGTTGTCATCAATTCTGGTTTATCTTTATCTCCAGCATTTCTCCATCCGGCTGGAGCTTCACCATTATTTTTAAAATATTCTTCAGCGTCCTTTACATCTTCAATTCCACCACGTTCTACCTCAGCTGCTTTATCACCCCTTTCAGACTCACCCTGTTTTGCTTTATTTCTTGGATCTTCTTTTTTCTGTAATTCTTTCTCCTTTTTTGATATCTCATCATTTGTCATATTGGCTTTACTATCACCAGCCGCTGCAATTTCAACAGGTGTAGATACTATTTTTCCTTGAGCATCATCCCATTTTTTTATATTAACAAAAACACCATTCTCTTGATTTTCCTTCTTCTCCTGTTTAGTTTCTTTATACCCTTTAATCTTTTCTTTTGCTGTTTTAAAGAGTTTAAACCCCGCGAATCCTAGACCAGCAGCACCCATTGCAATCATCATCGCACTAGCAAATGGCCCGACCTCCGTTATATACTGTTGTTCCGCGCGGAACTGTTTATATTTTTTCATATAACAGTGTACATTTATTGTGATGTCTCTTTTTCAGCTGCAGCAACGAAAGTATCTGCTACTTCTTGTTTTTCATGAGAAACAGTATTGAACATTGCTTGAGCAACCTCTGCCTTCTTAGCCTCCATACCCGCCATAATTTTACTAGCTATTACACCCTGAATAGCTTCTTTAACTCTTGCTCCATCACCTGAGATGGAATATTTCACAATATCTTCGGTTGAATAGTCACTCATCTTTTTAATCCTTTTATTAGTAGTTAATTGTATTTATATCAAGTAAGTTCTATGATTCAGAGAGAACCCCTTTCATTATGTCATTCATCTCTTTTTTTAGTTTTATGTCTTCTTTCATAAAACTACCTTTCTTTGGAATGAACGCTTCCTCTTCTTCTTCTGGAGGTGCTGCTTCAGCCTCAGCTTCAATTTGTCTATCTATCAACTGAACTTCTTCATCAGTTTGTTTTAGAATTCTCTTTCTAATATATTCTTTGGAATAGAAGCTTCCGACAATTTCATCAGCATAGTTCATATTTTGTAGGGTTTGTAATCTTTCATTCAACATCTCTGCTTCTTTAAGTTCTGCGAAGTGTGAATCCGACTGCCATTCATAAAACAGATTAGGAGAAATTGCTCTCCAATCATTTAATGTAAGAACACCCTTTAATATTAATTGTTTTTCAAGACAAGCATTGAAAAGATGATTAAATCTGTTTCTAAGTCTTTCAATAAATCTTGTAAATTTTACTTCATCTCTGGATATTTCCTGTGCTCGTCCCAGAACAAACCCAGATTCAGATTCCAATCTTGATACTGGAACATTGAGAGACTTGTAAAGTTTTTTCTGAAAGTATTCAACATCAGCCAATTCACCAAGATTTTCTCCGCCTGGAAGTGTGGTAATCTCTGTTCCTCTTCCACCCTCTCTTCGTGGTAACCAATAATCTTCCAGCATTGATTGGTGTTTTCGGTCATCTCTCACTTCACCAGTTTGTGCATCATAGACAAGTTTGTTTTTGTAACGAGTCATAATGTCTTTAAGATACTGTTCTGCTTTTTGTTTTGGAAGGTTACCAACATCAATATAGAAAATCCTTCGTTCAGGAGCTCTTGAAATACGGTAAATGACTACCGAATCTTCAATCATTCGTAATTGATTAAGAGGTTTGATTGCTTTATGAAGATATGAAAGAACCATTCTCTTGTCTTCGTTTAACAGCCCAGAATGACAATATGCAATAGAGTCTGATGCAATTCTCAGTATTTGACCACCCTGCTTTCCATCCATACCAGCTTCATTGAATGCAAAATATTCTTCAATCCTTGGCATTACTGTGGGCTCACTTGGATCTTTTGGTGGGAGAATTTGACGAACTTTTCTAATCTTAAGTGCATCAATTGGTCTAAGTTCTAAAATACCTTTTTTGGGATTTTCGGGATCTATTATGATGTGATAATAGAGCCTCCCATCAACATACCATTTACGAAAGATATCAAATCCAGTATCATTAAATTTCAACAGACTTAATATTTCTCTAAAATTTTCACCTATTTTTGTTTTAATGTCTGGTGAAATATTAACATTAGTAAGATTGAGAGAAACCGGAGGCTGTTCTCTGTCTGCAACAACAGCATCATTTACTATATCATCTATTGCAATTTCTGCTTCTGGAAAAAGTGACATAGTTCTGTATCGTAGAATTAGATCTGCTTCATTTTTTGCAGAACCTTCCATATCCAGATAGGTAGCGTAGGCACCGCCAGGGGTCCCTGCTACATCTATTGCACCATCTTCTGAATCTGGGAGTGTAAAAGAAACGCGGTCTTGTTGTTCCTTTTCTTTTTGTGTTCTTCCAATTGTAAAACCAAACAATTCAATGGCCATTTGTACTACTCCAAAAGTCAGGGACTGAGCGTCCCCGGCCCCTAGTTAGATTTAAAATATAATATAAAATAATAAAAACTATGCTGTAACTATACCAGTATGGTGCCAATAATCGTAAGCAAATTCAACAGTAAATTCTTCAATGGCATCATTTGTATCCCACGAGAGAGCAATTTCACCTATATTAACTGGAAAAATGTTTGTAAACGAATACTCTGCCAATACATTTGTTGCACCCGTTTTACCATAATGAGTTACTACCGCATCACCATAAAGAGTACCATCACCAGCATTTATTGTTGAAATGTTTCCTTCATGAGTACCCATTGCAGCCATCCATTTTTCAAATCC